CCTTCAGACAAAATCAAACCATTGATGAAACCAATGACAGCATCTTTTGGAATCACAGCATTGAATGAACTTCAGGAACTTTACAATGGAAAATCCCTTGTAGAAGATGGGCAATTTGCATTAGATGTTATGAAGCATATCAATGAAAAAGTGAATGAATTCAAGGAAGAAGATGGTTGGTTATATGCAATATATGGAACACCTGCTGAATCACTTTGTGGTCTTCAGATTGAACAGTTCAGAAAGATGTATGGTGTGATTGAAAATGTATCTGACAGACCTTATGTGCCAAACAGCTTTCATTGTCATGTGACTGAAGACATCACACCAATTCAGAAGCAGGATTTGGAAGGTAGATTCTGGGATCTATGCAATGGTGGGAAAATCCAATATGTTAGATATCCAATCAGCTACAACAAAGATGCAATCAGGACATTAGTCAGAAGAGCAATGGAACTTGGTTTCTATGAAGGTGTGAACTTATCACTTGCATATTGTGATGATTGTGGACATCAGGAACTTGAAATGGATGTGTGTCCTGTGTGTGGTTCAACGAATCTGACAAAGATTGACAGAATGAATGGATATCTTTCATTCAGCAGAGTACATGGTGATACAAGATTAAACAGTGCAAAGATGGCAGAGATTAAAGAAAGGAAATCAATGTAATTATGAACGGAAAAGAATATCAGAAATTAGCAATGAGAACATGCAGTATTCCATATGACAACAAGGAAGGAAGATTGCATCATGCAGTATTTGGACTTACTTCAGAAGCAGGTGAAGTTGCAGGAATTCTTCAGAAGGTATATCAGGGACATGAATTTGACAAAGAGCATATCAAGAAAGAACTTGGTGACTGCATTTGGATGATTGCTGAAGCATGTGAAGCACTTGACCTTGATATGGATGATGTGATGCAGACAAACATTGACAAACTGAAGGCAAGATATCCTGAAGGATTCAGTGCTGACAGATCACTTCACAGAAAAGAAGGTGACATTTAATGCTTACAAAATTGGCATTTATCTTCACTATTTGGGGAATTTATGGTGATTTAGAAAAGAAAAGTTATGAAATATCTTTATTTTGTATGATTTTATTAAGTTTTTTAATACTTTTTAGTTAGGAGAATAACATGTTAAAATGTGAAATTTTAGATATACAAGGTTTCCAACCTGCTATTCATGGAATGAGAAATCCAATGAATAGTTGGGACAAAAGTGACAGTGTTTTCTGCAATACTGAAGGTTGTGCATTTTGTAAGTATGACTGTTATGAATCAGAAAATGTGAAGTGGGATAATCCTGATTTGAATTTTTGTGTTGGTCAAAATGACCTGAAGCTGATGAAGACATTATTCAATGCAGGAACAGAACACAGGAAGTATGACAGAATGATTCAGGTATGGATGGATATTGAAGCACCTTTATATTGGTGGAAAGAATTTGACACATACAAGATTGGAACTGTTGCAAATAGTTGTTCTACCATGCATAAAATTCACGCAAAAGAATTTACATTGAATGATTTCAGTATTGAACATTTAACTGAAGATGTAATTGAAAAACCGTTTAAAGATATTATTAATTGTTTAAATTTTTTCAGAAAATTATATATCAAGAATAAGGATAAGGATGATTGGTGGCAGATGATTCAGCTTCTTCCATCATCATACAATCAGAAGCGAACAGTCATGATGAACTATGAAGTGATTGCAAGAATCATTGAACAAAGGTCACATCATAAGTTGGATGAATGGCATCAGCTTATTGACGTTCTTGGCGGTCTTCCTTACATGCAGGAATTGATGAAATAACTGTTCTTGGTGTTCTTGGTGCTTAGAATTTTGACACCACCAAGAACAGCACACAGCAGTGGTTGAAGGATGTGCAAGAACAACAAAGAACACTAGCAAGAACAGCGAAAAGCCTTTATTTACAAGGGTTTCAATACTTCTGTTCTTGGTGTTCTTGGCGTTCTTGGTACTTTTCACTTTTAAATAAAAATAGTAATTTTATCAATATTTACTATGTATTTATATGATTTCAGATGAAAAAAAAATAAATATATAGTAGTAGTGTTTTAGCAAGAACACCAAGAACACAAAAGACAGGTGATGAATAGATGACAGCTAAAGAATACTTATCGCAAGTTCAGGAACAGAAAAATAAAATCCTTGAACAAGAAGAATACATTCAGAGATTAATAGCAACTTTAGATGTTGCAGGAATCAGATATGACAAAGAAAGGGTTCAGACATCACCTGACCCTGATAAAATGGCACATATATTTTCAAAAATATTTGAACAGGAAGAAATTCTTGAAAATATGAAAAAGGTATTTGTTGATTTCAGAATCAAAGTAATTGATATGATCCATCAGATAGAAAATGATATTTTTAGAAAAATATTGAATATTGTTTATATTGATGGCAAGAACTTAAAAGAATGTGCAAAAGACATAGGATTTAGTTATGATTATGTCAGAGAAATGCATATTCAAGCATTAAGTGCATTTGACGAAAAGTTCCCACAGCAGTCAGGTTGTAACCCACACTAATGATATAGTATACTATATCATGTAATAAGTATGTTTAAAGAAAGACACCACCTTGAAAAGGGAGGTGTCTTTTTGAGTTGGAAAAATAGAAAGGAAGGGGGTGTCAGGATATGGGATGACAGCAAAACAGAAAAGATTTTGTGAAGAATTTGTAAAGACAGGAAATGCTACACAATCAGCAATTAGTGCAGGATATTCTGAAAAAACTGCAAATGAACAAGGTGCAAGGTTGTTAACAAAAGTTAGTATCAAATCTTATATACGTTCTTTGCAAGATGAAATCAAAAATGAAAACATCCTTGATGCTACAAAGATGCAGGAAGTCCTGACATCTATCATACTTCAGGAATCAGAAGAAGAAGTGATTGTTGTTGAAGGATGTGGTGATGGTATGTCTGAAGCAGTGACAAAAACAAAGACAGCATCCAATGCTGATAGAATCAAAGCTATTCAGCTTCTTGCAAGAATGCAGGGGGCATTGGATAACACAGCAACAGTGAATGTTGTCCTTCCTGTGTTTGGTGGTGAAGATGACCTTGAAGAATAGCAAAGGCAAAGGAAACCGACAAGCACAGCTAAAAAGAAGAAGACAAAGACAGAAGAATCAAGTTCCAAGAACCAAGAATTATTATTGGTGCATTGATGGAAATTTCACTAATCATCCTGTTGCTTATTGCACACATTATCATGGTGTATTGACACAAGGATTGATGGATGTACATAAATGCAAGGAACATGGATGTTTCAGGTTAAGGGAAGGTGATAAATTTGAATAAGAAATATTATTACCTACCTGATATTGTTGGAAAAGGATATAAACGATTTTGGAACTTCAAAGGAAGATACAGAGTTGTAAAAGGAAGTCGTGCTTCTAAGAAATCCAAGACAGCAGTCCTTTGGTACATTTACAACCTGATGAAATATCCTGAATCAAATCTGTTGGTTATCAGAAAGACCTTCAGAACATTAAAAGATTCTTGTTATGCTGATTTGAAATGGGCATGTCATAGATTTGGTGTTGACAATTTGTGGCAGTTCACACTATCACCTTTGGAAGCAACCTATCTTCCAACAGGTCAGAAGATATATTTCAGGGGATTGGATGACCCTTTGAAAATAACATCTATTGCAGTTGATAAAGGCTGTCTGTGTTGGATGTGGATTGAAGAAGCGTATGAGATCATGCAGGAATCTGATTTTGATATGCTTGATGAATCAATCAGGGGTGAATGTCCTGCACCATTATTCAAGCAGGTCACATTGACATTCAATCCATGGAATGAAAGACATTGGTTGAAGAAAAGATTCTTTGACAATCCTGATTCAGACACACTTGCACTGACTACCAACTATTTGTGCAATGAATGGTTGGATAAAGCAGACTTGCAGGTGTTTGAAAGGATGAAGAAGAACAATCCAAGAAGATATGCTGTTGCAGGTCTTGGTGGATGGGGAATTGTTGATGGTCTTGTATATGAGAATTGGAAAGAACAGGCATTCACACTTGATGATGTAAGGAACTGCAAAACAAGATGTGGACTTGACTTTGGTTATACAAATGACCCTTCAGCGTCACCAATCATGTTTCTTGATTTGGAAAACAAGAAACTGTATGTGTGGGATGAGCTTTATAAAACAGGTTTGTCCAATAAGAAAATATATGAAGAACTGTCATCAATGGGATATGGAAAAGAGAAATTCACAGGTGATTCTGCTGAACCAAAGTCCATTGATGAATTGAAATCCCTTGGACTACGAATCAAGGGGGCGAAGAAAGGAAAAGACAGCATCAACAATGGAATACAGTGGATTCAAGACCTTGAAATCATTGTCCATCCAAGGTGTGTGAACTTCCTGACAGAGATTAGCAACTACACTTGGGATAAAGATAAATTTGGAAACAAACTGAACAGACCAATTGATGATTTCAACCACTTAATGGATGCAATGCGTTATGGGTTGGAAGATGACATCATTGGAAATGCTTGGTTGTATTAGAAAGGATGGTGAAAAAATGTGTTAAAGGAAGATGAAATTCTGAAGTTTATTCAGGAAGATAAGGTTTCAACTAAGAAACATCTTGCTTCCATTGGTCAAAAATACTATGAAGCTGAACATGACATCATGCATTACAGGATGTTTTATTTTAATGCTGATGGAAAATTGGTTGAAGACACAACAAGAAGCAATGTCAAGATTTCACATCCATTCTTTACTGAATTGGTTGATCAAGCAGTGCAGTACATGTTATCAGGTGAAAATGGAATCGTTCATTCTGATATTCCTGAACTTCAGACAAGATTGGATGAATACTTTGATGATGACTTCATCTGTGAATTGAATGATGTTCTGACAGGAACAATGGCAAAAGGATTTGAATATATGTATGCTTACATGAATAAAGATGGAAAGCTGTCATTTGAATGCGCTGATTCACTTGGTGTCGTTGAAGTCAGGGAAAAAGACACAGATGATGGCTGTGCCTATGTCATCTATTGGTATGTAGATAAGCTGACAAAAGAAAACAAGGTCATCAAAAGAATTCAAGTGTGGGATGAGAATCAAACAACATTCTATGTTCAGGAAGAAGATGGAAAGTTGATTCTTGATGAATCAGAACCAATCAATCCAAGACCACATGTGATCTATAAAAAAGATGGTGATGAATCCATCTATTATGAAAATTTTGGTTTTATTCCATTCTTTAGGTTAGACAATAACAAAAAGCAATGGTCAGGACTGAAACCAATCAAGGACTTGATTGATGACTATGACATCATGTCATGTGGTTTATCAAATAACCTTGCTGATTTTGATTATCCATTGCATGTCGTGAAGGGATTTCAAGGTGACAATCTTGATGAGCTTCAGCAGAACCTGAAGACCAAGAAGATGATTGGTGTTGATTCTGATGGTGGTGTGGAAGTTCACACAATAGATATTCCATATCAGGCAAGACAGGCAAAGATGCAGGAAGATGAAAAAAACATTTACAGATTTGGAATGGGATTTAATTCTGCACAGCTTG